GCGTTTTCGGTTTTCATGCGAAGGGAAAAAGATGTGGTCAAAAATAAAAATCATCTTTTCTATCAAGAAACACTATTAAAGTGGTGTTCCAATAAAGTGGGAGCTAAGCCAGTGGTGGTTGTTGACTTGGGAGCTTTCAATGTTGGTCATCATTTTCATGGTGTCAAAAAAGGAAGGGAAGCGCGTGATGTCATATGGTAGAGTAGCATCAGCAGAGTTATCTAGGGGGGGGAGACCAGTTGTGTCGGCTGGTTTCGGGGAGAGGTGATCATCGAGTTCGAAGAGCACGGATCCGGGGAGTCCTTTAGGGTCGGGGGTGTAGCCTTGGGATTGTAGGTAAAGATAAATATCTTCACATATAGCGTATACTCGGTGGTGTGCACCGCAGTTAGCGTAAGCAATTCCAATAGCGCGAGCCATTAGGATAGGGAGAGTTTGGTTGCGTTCTGGGTGATAGAGCGCAGCAAGTAAATCGAGTTCAGGTCGGTAGGGTATGCCGCCATGATTTCGGTATTTGAGGACTTCAGCGTTTTCAAGAGTCGGAAGGAGTTCTGATTTCTTGAGGTTAAGTTTAGAGCCAAAGTATAATTTGCCATAGTAAGCAAATTGTTCGAGGAACGAGGAATAGTAGCATTCCGGAATTAATTCCAGTAAGCCGCCAATTGAGTCATCGCCTTGCACTTTGAGTACAACTTTTTCGATGTTGAATCCCATTCGTGAGAGAATAGTTAGGATTACAGTCATGTTGTAGCATGAGTCGAGTAGTTGGGTTTGTAGATATCCGGAGAAGATACCTGAGTGAAGGAAACGAACAAGTCGTCCGTCGGGAAGGAGGAGAGGAGTCGCTTTGATAGCGTTTGTCATCCATTTCCAGAGGTTTTCGAGTCGCGTAGGTTCAGGCGTAGAATAAGGGTATAATCTAGTAGGCCAGTAACCGTCGTCAAAAGTGAACCAGGATCGCCAGACATTGTGAATGTCATCGATCACGGTGTGACGTGCGAGGAGGTCAAAGGAGGACCAATCGAAAGTGAAGAAAGTACGGAGGCGTGGATGGTTTGTTGAGAACCATGTGTAAAGTTTGTGCCAGCCGCCTTTAATAGTTTCGAATCCCCATAGCATGGGAGATAAGGTACCTCGATTGAGGAGGGAGATCTGAATTGGCCAGATAAAAGCCATTTCAGTTTGTAGGAGCAGAGTGGGAGCGCCAAAAACTAAGCGTACTTTGTCGGGTTCATCTTGTTTAACAAGGTGAAGTCGTGCGAAAGCAGTGTTCCAGTACTTGAGGTCAATTCCGTGTCCAGAGGTAGTCTTTCCATCTTTTATGAGGTGGTAGAGATATCTGTTGTTAACGAAAAATTCATTGTACAGGTTGTGTTTGGTGAGTTTAATATCGGTAGTAAGTCCGAGTCGGTATTTTGACTTGACATGATCGATCCAGGAGGGTTGGACGTTGTAGGGAGCGCCAATGTTGGTGGATAGTCGCCAGGGGTATAGACGAAGGTCAGCGTAGTGAACGGGTAAAAGCTTATTCTTAGGAGCAAAGTGTTTGTCCATTTGAGAAAGTGCTTTGTAGTAGTGCTCGTCTTTAAGAACGGCATGTTCAGGAACGTCAGTCTTATCGAAGTTGCGGTAGAAGGCATCTTCGGTCCAAGGTGAACGGCGGTAGCCATTTACGATTTGGTTGAGCTCATCTGATGATAAGAATTGCTTCAGTGCGTGGAAGACAGTTCCTTTGTAGGAGTTGTTTTCGAACGAATCTCTTTTGAGATTTGGAGCGTATTCGGAGTCAGTGATTAGAGTTCTGATATTGTTCTGCATATTGTGTGGGGTGGGAAGGGAAAGTAGTTAAAACGTTTGAAGTTTATAGAAGTTTAAAGTTGTGTGTA